CGACGCACTCGAATCTAAACTAGACAAGACTAAATTAAAAACATTAATGAATGAGCTTCATACAGAAGCATTGGAGATTGAATCTATATGATTAAGTTTGAAAGTATCGAATACCAAAACTTTCTTTCATCGGGTGACAAACCAACAAAGATATATCTATCAGACCACAAGACAACTTTAGTAGTTGGTAGTAATGGTGCTGGTAAATCAACAATGTTAGATGCATTGTCATTTACTTTGTTTGGTAAAGCTCATCGTGATATTCACAAACCACAACTTGTAAACAGTATCAATCAGAAGAAGTGTTTGGTAACTGTTGAGTTTAGTATTGGAACAAATAAGTATAAAGTTGTTCGTGGTATTAAACCAACCAAGTTTGAGATATGGAGAAACGGAGAACTTCTAAACCAAGAAGCTCACGCTCGTGATTATCAGAAGTTATTGGAAAACAATATTCTAAAACTTAATCATAAGTCTTTTCATCAGATTGTAGTATTAGGTTCTTCTAACTTTATACCATTCATGCAGTTAAAGGCTAGACATAGACGAGAAGTTATTGAGGACTTACTTGATATTGGTATCTTTACAAAGATGAATGCTGTTCTTCGAGAGAAGTTATCTAACATTAGGGGTGAAATAAATTATACGACTAATCAGATAACTCTACAAAAAGAAAAGATAGATTTGCAAGAAGGCCATATCAAAGATTTAAAAACAATCGATGACTCACAAAAGAAAGAAGTACAAGATGAGATAGATGAGCTACAACTTCAGATAGATGGTCTTGGTGAACAAAACGAAACTTTAAGAGAACAACTTATAACAGAGGTAAAAGATGAAGACATTACAGAACTACGTCAGAAACAAAATGAACTTAACAAGTTCGAGGGTAAGATCACACAAAAACTTGAAAGGTATAAATCAGAAGAAACATTCTTTACTGACAATACAACTTGCCCGACATGCACACAGCCTCTCACCGAAGAGGTTAAGTCTAACTCACTCGAACGTATACGAGGAACGCTTAAAGAACTTGAATCAGGCCATAAAGTACTCACAGATGAAATTGACAACGTGGGAGCTCTTTTCGAACAAACTCAAACAGAGTTGTTACGAATACGGAATGTTGGCCAGGAAATAAACACTAACTCAAATAATATTAATACTCTTCAAGGAAGAATCAAAACTCTTCAAGAGAAGTTAGGACAAGAAAATGATACATCAGAAGCTGAGAAAGCCTTAAGTAAACTATATGATGGTCTTAATCAGTGTTCAAAAGAACATGCTGAACACACAGAAACATTATCGTATTGTACAGCTATTGAAGAATTACTTCGTGATGGTGGTATCAAGTCCAAGATTATTAAACAATATCTACCTGTAATTAACAAGCTTATTAATCAGTATTTACAAGTATTAGACTTCTTTGTATTGTTTAATATAGATGAGGAGTTTAATGAAACTATCAAGTCTAGACATCGAGATGACTTCTCATATACGTCATTC